TGACACTATTCAATATTTTAATGAGAGACATTATGATGGTGTCGAAAGAATGTATTTGAAATATAAGATTAGTCAAGAAGATATTGATAGAGGTAAGGCATCAGGAACCAGTGGTGTAGGTATTGTAACAACTACAGGAACTTCTACTATAACTGGAACAGCAACTACTTTTAGTTTTTATGAAAACTCTAATTATATTCAGGTTCCAGACTCTGTAATTGGAATTGAAAAAATATTTAAATTTGATACAAGCACTATATCTGGAGGAATGTTCAGCATCAAGTATCAAATGTTCTTAAATGACTTACATTTTTTTGGATCTGTTGAATTACTTCAATATGCGATGACAAAAAGTTACTTGGAAGATATTGATCATTTGTTAACCACAGATAAGCAAGTTAGATTCAATAAGAGACAAAATAGACTTTATTTGGATCTTGATTGGGGAGCACAAACAAAAGATACTTTTTTTATCATTGATTGTCATAGAGCACTGGATCCTGCTAATTTTTCTAAGATATATAATGATAGTTTTGTTAAAAAGTATCTAACGGCTTTAGTTAAAAAACAATGGGGACAAAATTTAATTAAGTTTCAAGGAGTCAAACTTCCTGGCGGAACTGAACTTAATGGAAGACAATTGTATGAGGATGGTGAAAGAGAACTTGAAGATATTAAACAAAGAATGTTCTCAGAATACGAAATGCCACCTTTGGATATGATAGGGTAACTAAATATGTCACTTAACCCATTTTTTCTTCAAGGTTCTAGAAACGAACAATTTCTTGTTCAAGATCTAATAAATGAACAACTAAAAATTTACGGTATTGATATAATATATCTACCAAGAAAAATATTTAAAACTGATGATATCATTAGAGAAATTCAATCATCTAAATTCGATGATTCATTTTCATTAGAAGCGTATCTAAACAATTATGATGGATATGCTCCAGATAGTGATATCATGACCAAATTTGGTCTAAGACTAAAAAATGAGATTAGTTTAACTATTTCTAGAGAACGATTTGAAGAATTTATTGTTCCATTTTTGGAAGGCATTAGTTCTGGAATTAGAGATGGATTAATTACAGATTATGATTTTGCAGATTTAATTACAAGACCAAAGGAGGGTGATTTAATATACTTCCCTCTAGGAGAAAGACTCTTTGAAATTAAAAGAGTAGAATCAGAAAAACCTTTTTATCAATTAGGTTCAAATTATGTTTATGAATTAAGTTGTGAGTTGTTCGAATACGAAAATGAACTTATTGACACTTCTATAGAAGAACTCGACAATACTGTTAAGGAAGAAGGATATATTACCAATCTCGTCTTGGTTAGCACCGCTACTACTGCAACTGCAACTGCAACCATTGCAACTGGTGCTATTTCGGAAATATTTTTAAACAATGACGGATCTGGATACACTTCCGCACCAACAGTATCTATAACTCCTGCACCCGTTGGGGGAACTAATGCATCAGCAGTTGCCATTACCACAACAAAGGCAAATGTTAAATCTGTTTTAAGAATAGAATTAACAAATGCTGGTGCAGGATATACGGTCGCTCCAACAATATCTTTCTCTGGTGGAGGAGGATCAGGTGCGGCAGCAACTTGCTCCATTGGAGGAACATTATCAAGTTTACAAACAGTTTCAATAACCGGATCCGGTGTAGGATATGCTTCTGCACCAACTGTTAATATTATTGGCTCAGTTGGATCTGGAGTAACCGCAACTGTAGTTGCAGGAATAACATCTACAACGGTTTCAAGTGTAAGAATTCTAAAACCAGGAATTGGTTATACAGAAGCACCTACAGTTCAATTCAGCAATTTCCCAACAGTCGGTGTCGGAACATTTATATACAATGAAGAAATTGTTGGTCAGACATCTAGAACAACAGCAAGAGTTAGAGAATTTAAAACAGTTATTTCTGCAACTCCTGGGGTTCTTCCAATAACTTCGATGCGTGTATCCCTAAATACTGGTAAGTTTTATGTTGGAGAGACTATCGTAGGATCTTCATCCTCGGCATCATATACTATTAAATCTTATGAGGATGATAGTTATGAAAATCCATACGACGTTAATGAAGAGATTGAAACAGAAGCAGACAACATATTAGATTTTACAGAATCTAATCCCTTTGGAGAATATTAATGTTAGGAACTTATTTTTATCACGAAATTATAAGAAAAACTATTATCGGTTTTGGAACACTGTTTAATGATATTTTTATTAAACATACAAAATCTGATGGTAGTATTTTGGATGAGATAAAAGTTGGTCTCTCTTATGGACCAATGCAAAAGTTCCTGACTAAAATTCAAGAACAGGCAGATCTAACCAAGGCAACGGCAATAACTCTTCCAAGAATGTCATTTGAAATGATTGACATTCAATATGACCCTACAAGAAAAGTGGGAGTTACTCAAACCTTCAAAGCTTCTGAAGGATCGAATTTAAAAAAAGTCTTCATGCCTGTTCCATATAACATTGGATTTGAACTCAATATTTTCAGTAAATTAAATGATGATGCTTTACAGATTATTGAACAAATATTGCCATTTTTTCAACCTTCATTTAATCTAACTGTAGATTTGGTTAGTTCAATTGGCGAGAAACGAGATATTCCTATTGTATTAGATAACATCAGTTTTCAAGATGACTACGAAGGAACCTTTCAATCGAGAAGAGCACTTATATACACCTTGAGATTTACTGCAAAAACATATCTGTTTGGTCCTATTGCAGACAGTACAGATGGTCTTATCCGTAAAGTTCAGGTTGATCTGAATAGTGGAACAGATACATCAACTGCTAGGAGAGAGATGAGATATACTGCAACTCCAAAAGCACTTACGGATCAGAATAACGATAATGTCGTAAATGCTGCTGATGATGCTCTCTTAGAACCAGGAGATGACTTTGGATTTAATGAGGAATGGAGCTACTTAGCAAACTCCAAAGAATACAGCCCAACTAGACAAACTGACCTGTAATTATTATGTCGAACAGTTATGACTCGATAGATAAGGCTCTCAATACAGAGAGTAATATTGTTGATGTTAGTGATTCTACATCAAAAATGCAAAAACATCATGGCAATGATATTAGAAAAGATTATGAATATACTCGTGCAAATTTATATTCATTGATAGAAAAAGGTCAAGAGGCAATTAATGGAATAATGGAAGTTGCTGAAGAAGGTGCAAGCCCCAGAGCATATGAAGTTGCAGGTCAATTAATTAAAAGTGTCGCAGATACCACAGATAAATTGATTGATCTTCAAAAGAAACTTAAAGATGTTGAAGAAGATACAAAGAAAACAACAAATAATGTCACTAATAACGCAGTCTTTGTTGGATCAACTTCAGAACTTCAAAAAATGTTAAAACAGGGTTTCCTAAATAATAAAGAGTAATATTATTCTCAAATGGGTTGGTCTGAAAAATATAAAAAATCAATTGATTGTAACAACCCAAAAGGTTTTAGTCAACGTGCTCATTGCCAAGGCAATAAAAAGAAAATGAAAGAAGGAAATCTTCATCATTGGTTTAAGGGTTCTAAATCTGAAGATGGAAAACCTGGATGGGTTCAGTCAGATGGATCTCCATGTGCAAATGAACCTGGAGAAACTAAAACTCCAAAATGCTACAGCAGCGCAAGACTTGCCGCATTGAAAAGAAAGGGCAAAAAGGGGGAAAACCTTATTAAGTCTGCTGATCGTAGAAAAAGAGAAAAAGATCCTGATCAGCAGTCTAAAAGTGGAGCAGCAAAACCAACAAATGTAAAAACCTTTGCAAAAGGTAAAAAAAATAAACATTACGTAAAACCAGAACCAGGATTAAAAGAAACCATGGAAATGCAAGAAGGGAAAGACATTAAAGGTAAGGGTAGTGGAAAAAAAGATGCCTGTTACCATAAAGTAAAAGCAAGTGCTAAAGTTTGGCCTTCTGCATATGCCTCCGGTAGATTGGTTCAATGCCGTAAGGTAGGCGCATCTAATTGGGGAAATAAGAGTGAAGAGTGGGTCGCACAGACTGCAGCAGAATACCTCTTCAATGAAGGTCTCAATGAAGATGGTGTAGCAATTTTTATTGAAGAACTTGGACTTGATCAATTCATCGATTTTATTTACGATATTGGTGAAGAAGTTCTCGCAGAAGCAAAATTTGACAGACTTCCTCCAGTATCTAAATCTGGAAAAATGATTAAAGACTTGCCCAAAGGTGGGGCAAGATCATCCGCAATTAAATCTAAGAGAAAAACAAGAGAAGTTCTTAGACAAAAAGTTGATTCCGAATCAAAATCGAAACCAGGGTTTGCATCATTCTCTAAAAAAGCATCAGAAGTTTCTAGTCAATCTAAAAAAGACAATGCTTCAAAAGCAGTTGCATCTGCCAAAAAACAACAACCAAAAAAGAAGGGTATTTTAGATAGAGTTGCTGGTGAAGTTCTTAAGGGTATGGAGCGTCACAAAG